TAATCCCTATGCTTAAAGATGGTGCTGTATTGCGAGGTTTTTCTTCATCTTTCAAATTATCAAAAGAGGAGATATAAATGGTAGGTAAGCTAACAAAAAACGATGAGCTATCAGCATCAACTGTAGCTAATGCAATGGGTGAAGGCAAATACAAATCTAGGCAACGTCAGTTGCAAGAGCATATCAAAGCCAAGGATGGTGAAGATATTAGTTTTGACCAGAACACAGCAATGGAGTTAGGAGACTTCTTTGAGGAGCATATCATTAGGTATGCAGCTAAGAAGCTTGGGCTGACGGATGTGCAGACTGAGTTTCCAGAAGCTTTCACTCATCCGTTCTATCCAGTCAATTGTTCTTTAGATGGAACTGCAATGGCGGATAACTTAGAAATTGAAACTGACCCTGCTAAGGGCATTTATGTGGTGAGCAACAATGAAGATTAATGGTAAAGGCATTATCGAGTGTAAATTAACCAAAGACTATCCAAAGGATTATCCTGAAGATTGGCGTGGTTGGATTCAATTAAAAACTCAAGTTGAAATCACTGGTTGTTCTTGGGGCGTTCTGGTGGTCTTTAGTCATATAGCTAATGAAATCAGATACTTCTTCTATGAACGTGATCCAGCTTTCAGTGAGCAGTTAAGGCTTTTAGCTGATGACTGGCAGAAAAGGGTTAAGACAGAAACTTACTTTAATCCTGAAACTTCTGATGATGCTTATGTGATGTTTGAAGATATCCCAGTGGCTGAAGATGTTCTGGAGATGGATGCTAGTTACACAACCATTATAGCCAGACATGAAAACATCAGTGCTGAGATTAAGCAGTTACAAAAAGAACAGGACTGCATACAAACTGCATTAATGGAAAAGATAGCCAATCATCAGAAGGCTGTTTGTGGCTCATATCAGCTTGACTGGGGCTACATTAATTATAAGGCTACACCTGAGAGGGTAACGCCTGCAAAGGAAGCCAGAAGCGTTAGACGTAAGCTGGTGAGGATTAAGGATCGAGGGGCAGCAGACTTGAAGGGAGCGTAGTTTTGGAGAGTTTTGCCACTGCCCAAATTTATTATACAATTAACTAGGAGAGTTAAGATATGACAATTGAATTAAAAAATAAAAAAAATAAGTTGACAGAACGAACAGTTAAAGAAGCTGTTTGGGTTGATCAAGACATTCATCAATTACTTTGGCAATACAAAGTCAAGAATAGCAAAAGAAGTATTGGCGATATTGCTGGTCATTTTATTAAGCTAGGTATTTGTGAAGCTGAAGCTCAAAAGAAATGACTCAGTACACCGATCTTATAAAACTACAAGCCTTAAAGAATGAGATTGATAAGTGGTCTCAGAAGATTAAGTCTCACTATATGCAAACTATGTATGGTGATGGTTACTATGAGATAGTTTTTAACGATGATTCCAGAGAGGTTATGTATAACGATGGTTCTGTTAAAAGAACTGAATCACCCCATGACTTTGAGCAGCTTGTTAGATTGTACGAGCAAGATCATGGTGAGCAGTGGTAAATTCCAGAAACAAAGGTGCAGCTTTTGAACGTACTATCGTTAAGCTGATTAATGACTTTTGTGAGAAACGTGGATTTGATGAAACTGTTAAAAGGAATCTGGATCAATACCAGAACAAAGGCATGGCTGATATCTATTGGCGTAATTTTGCAATTGAGTGCAAGTGTTATGCAGGAAAAGGATCAACCTTTGCCCAAGAGAAATGGTGGGCTCAAGCTTGTGAAAGTGCTGGAAGCAAATTGATACCAGTCTTGATTTATAAATACAATCGCAACAAAGCTAGGTATGTATTACCAGCAGCTTTAATGTTTAAAGATGTGCCATTGAGCAATCAAAGCGTAATTGTGGGCTATGTTGATGACTTGTGTAATGACATTGATGTAATATTAAATCATGCACATAATATTTGATGACGATTTTGAAGAGTTTTGCTTTCGCAAGTATCAGAACTATCTGTTAGGAGCTGAAGCATTAGGGATCACCGATGTCGGTGATTTTTGGAGCTACAAGACTAGGAACATTGAAAGTCTTGAAGCAGAATATAACGAAGGTGCAGACAGAGTTTTGCACTGATTTAAAAAGGAGCGTGCTATGGATTTTTTTGAAGAAAATTCTGGTGAAGGAAATGGGTCAAATTCTTATCTTAAGTTTTTGGCAAAAGAAAAGGCGTGGTATATAGGAGAGAATGTCTATGACATGGAATACATCCTACTAGACCCTGATACTATCCAGACTGGTCTGGGCAGATATGCAGGTGGCTATGAGTTTGAATTCTCTGATATTCCATTTAGTAAAGTCGAAAACAAAGAAGGCTGGAAAAAGGCTTTTAGCGTTTGGGCTTTCACAAGCGATAAGCAAGTCGTGCAATGGGAACGAGCAGCATGGGGAGAGCTACAAGGCTTTAAATCCATGTGTGAGAAGTTCTGGATGCAAAAAGCAGCTAACGAAGGTCAGTTGCCTTGCTTTAGATACTTAGGCTGTAGAGGTGTTAAATTCGATTCTGGTTTCTCCAGCGAAGTACCTGAGTTTGAGTTTGTTGCTTGGAAACCAAGACCAGCAGAATTTGTTATTCCTGCTTGGGCTAGTGATGAGGATGTGCCAGCACCTGTTGCTGATAGTCCTGTTAAGAAAACAGAAATCTCTGAAGATGACATTCCTTTCTAGTGACAAACGAAGATTGGGCATCAATAGCTAAAGCTGTTGGCTTAGAATTACTTGGCGAACCAAAGTCTGAAACATCGACTGAGGTTCGCTGGGGTACTCATAAGTCATGGGCTTTGAATGTCGAGAAAGGACAATTTTATAGCTTTGAACTTAACGAAGGTGGTGGTACTATGTGGCTACTCAAGCACTTTGATCAAAGTATTAACGAAACACTTAAACGATTTGGTTTTGGCGATGAGGGAGCAATGTCTGACGACATTCATTTTATCTCCCCCAAAAAAGAAGCACCTTCATCGCCATCTTTAACCAGAGATCAATTTGTCGAACTCTGGTTACAGGCAAGCATCAAGTTAAAATACTCTGATGACTTTGCAGTGCTGAGATTCCCAGAGGGACATCCTAGAAGCAAAATCAAATATGCACCTTTTAGCAAACGTGGTGATCTTTGGTATATGAAACGCCCAGAGGGGCTTATGCCTTTGTATCTATCAGACAAAAGCTCAGATAAGCCTGTGCTGCTTGTGGAAGGCGAAAAAGCAGCCCTAGCAGCCGAGCAGATATATGCTGGGCAGGTTGCTTGTCATCATGGTGGCTGTAAGGGCTGGGATAAAACAGACTGGTCAAGCATCTATGGTAGGCAGGTTTACATATACCCAGATAATGACGAAGCTGGGCTCATGTTTGCACAAGAGATATCCACTTATTTAAGAACTAATGGCTGTGAGGTAACTATTGCAAAACCTCATGCAGATTTACCAGAAAAAGGTGATTTACATGAAGCTAAAGAATTGGGTCTTTACAGCGATTCTGATGCTCTTGAGGATTATATTAAAAACACCCCAGTAGACAGACCTAAAGGTGCTTTATACTTCGAGAGAGCTGATCTGGTGATGTCTCAGGTGGATAATCCTGATTGGCTTATTAAAACAGTTGCAGAGAGGTCTAGTTTGCTTGGTGTATTTGGTGCACCTAAGTCTGGAAAGTCTTTTGTGGCTATTGCTATGGCAGCAGCTATAGCCAATGGTTCTGACTTTTACGGACATAAAGCAAAACGTGCTCCAGTAGTTTACCTCTGCGGGGAGGGAAAACGCGGGGTGAAGAGGCGTTTAGCCGCGTGGAATCAATCAAAGGAAAGCCTAGATGGTGCTCCTTTATTCTTATCTAATAGAGGAACTCGAATACTTGATCCAGACGAATATGCCAAGCTCATAGCAGAGCTGGATATGATTGCAGCTCAGGAAGGTGAGTTAAGTTGCATCATATTTGATACGCTCAACAGGAACTTTGGAGCAGGCTCAGAGAACAGTACTGAGGATATGACTTTGTTTATCAGTAGGATGGATGAGCTTATCCACAAATACGAAGCTGCTGTGATTATCGTCCATCATACAGGACACTCATCTAATGGCAGGCAGCGTGGGAGTTCTGTGTTGGGTGCATCAATGGATTATGAATTTAAGATTGAGCGTAATGACGATACTAAGGTTGGTGATACCCACAAAACCATGTTTGTAACTATGGAGCAGACTCTTAATAAAGATGGCATGGGAATGGA